ACGCCAACTGTCGCCATCTAAGTAACCGCCAGATGTTCCAACAAGAAGACGATAGTGAGGATCATCGCCTTTCATCTTGATAACTACCCAGTTGTCACATGTGTAATCACTCATGTTCGCCACCATTTGCACGACCATTATAACCACCAAAATAATGTGGCTTACGCTTCGCCGTTTCAAATGTTGCTACTGTGATTGCAATAGCGGCAAGCAACAGTGCGTGTAATATCATACTAAAGATACCTGCCCACATGCTACCTACGATGATAGCAAATACAATACACCACATCCACGCTAAAACTTGCATGATCATATGTCGTGTGCTGAAGTCTGGAATTGCGCTTAACGGATTCTTTTCGTGATCCATCACTACATTCCAACAATTGTAAACCCACTGTCTCATAAGATGTACTCCTCGTTCTCACTCTCCCAATAGCGGACAATATTGTACATCCCCAAAGATAGCATATCGCCATAATGCTCATCAAGGTCCTCTGCAACAGCGATCACTTCTTCGATTTGATCTTTCGTTAACTCTGAGATTTCTTCACAACCGAAGTGTTCTTCGACAAGATTTTCTGCCCACTGTGTTGCTTCGCCTTCTAGCCAATCAAGCATCTTGTGGGCACGATATACTTCAAACTTACCTTCACTCATGATTCTTCCACCCATGGTTTATTCATGTCAATTTCAATACCCATTTCTTCAAACAGGTTTTCAATGCTTTCATCTGATACATCATTCACAATGTAATTAGCGAACTCTTCAAAAGATTGCTCTTCTTTACGATTGACAGCATCAAAATCGGGATAGCCCTTTTCAAACACGGGCGCTTCAAAGTTATTCATTATATATAGCCTTTCTTATATTTGGAACTTAGGATCTGGCTTAGTGATTATACCAGACACTGCTTGTCGATATGCACTTACTACTTCAGGATTGGTTTCTACAGTAAACATTATGTTGTAGAGTGTCACTGTTTTGGGATCTTGTACACCCGTCATAGCGATACCATTAGTAAAGCCCATACCACCTTCTTGAGAAACAGTAACGAACTTCGGATCGGTTAGTGTGATACTGCCAGCACTTTCATAGTCTAGCTTACCAACGAACTCTCCACCCATTGTCATTACAGTTATTATATCACCTTGTTTCATATTACTCCTTCACGTAAATAGCATCCATTCTCAACTGAGAATGTAGTTTATATCCAAGCAAACGGAGATACCCATCTGCGGGACTTGGGCGACCACCTGTCTCAACCACGATAACTGGGTTGTACTTCTTAATGGTCTCTTCAGCACCAACGAGTGCTTCAGTTTCGTATAGTTCAACATCTAAGTGTAATAGATCACACGCTTCGATGTTTAAACTGTCTAGCCTAACCATCTCGACCCTCGATACATGTTCAGGCAGGATGTTAGGGTTTGCTAGTAAAAGTTCATCAGATACAGTTCTGTGCATTCCTGTATTATTGGGTGATAACTGAACTAAATTCATTGTCGTATCTGATTCGCCTAAACCAACATTCTGCTTATAGTATTGCACACCTTGGCAGTTAAAGTCAAGGCAAAAATAGTTATCTACGTCAGGTTCGAAGGTATAAACCTTCTCAAAGATATTAGCATAGTATCTAGGATACATGCCTTGGTTACCACCTGCTTGAACTACTACATCTCGACCCTTGACTAGTTCCATCCACTTGGATGCATCTAGTGCTAAGTCTAAGATAGGTCCATCGACTGGGCGACCTGCTACGATCTTACCAAACGCTCCTTGGTCTTGCTTCTGCCAGAGGAGCGGTGGTAGATCGCAGATTCCAAAACAATCACGCATTTCAAATTTATTAGTATCATACTCCATGTATTACCCCATCATTAATATAGTAAACAAAAACACTGCACCTGACAAAATAAACCAGGCTAGATATATAGCGATTACTAATTTAATAATAAACCAAGTTAATTTGAAAATGCCCATAACAACGTTACTCGTTTGCTTGTGTAATCAAGTCATATAACTCGGCGACTTCTTCAACGTCTTGTTGAACCTGTGCTAAGTTTTGCTTATGATAGATCGTTGCTAGTTTGCGAACGTATTTCTTTTCCAGTTCCAACTTCTCAGCGATATCATTCACTGCGTCTTTCTGAAAGTCACGTTCTGCCGCAACACGTGTCATAGAGTTGTCAATCTCTTTGATTGCACCCAACAGTTTCTTGCGGTCTTCTGGATTACTTAACATAATTATTCCTCATTCCAATTAATACCAATATCATTTAACATTTGTCTGGCAACGGAAGTTTGATCTTCCATTGCGTCAAACTCTTTATCTGCCTTCGTATAGATGGCGTCCAGATCAGGTAAGATAGAAAACGCAAACCCGTCTGCTAATACTGTGTATGTGGTTGGGTAAGTATCATAGCTAGTAGTAAATGTATATGATACCTTAGGTTGGTCTTTATTCCAATCACTCATAATCTAGTCCTCAATTTTGGCGTCCCCTTCAGGACTCGAACCTGAAACCTACAGCTTAGAAGGCTGTTGCTCTATCCGGTTGAGCTAAGGAGACTGCTATTCTATTTTTCAAATGATAGAGTGTAAGTCTCACCATTCAAGTCAAACGTAATAGTAGAGTATTCGTATACGATCTTCTCTTCATTACGATAGTATGTAACATTATCACATCGGCGCTCTTTAGTGTAACCAGTAATAACTTGTTCAGTCTTCTGGCTATTATTAGCACCAACAACTCCTCCGATCACTGCTCCAGCGACAGCACCGTCATCTTTGCCCGTAGCACCTTTGCCGAGCAACCCACCAAGGATCATGCCCAGTAAAGCGCCTTCGCCAGCGTTACCGTTTCTTTTGATTGTACCATATACAGGAACATCCACGTTGACACATTCTTTCTTTGTGTACGGAGTTCGCTCATATACTGTAGTGTAAGTATCGCCTACCCATGCTTTGACAGTATCACCACTGTTTGCGTATGCTGTAGTCGATGCCAATAAGGCAATCGTAGTCAATGTCGCAAGTTTCATAATCTAATCCTTTGTAACTGCACCCTCTAGTGCTTCTTCTGCTTCTACATAGTAAGCTTTATAACCATCTATAATAGCTTGTTGCTGTTGGATATAAGCACGTAGATCAGACAAGTTCATGCCCAGACTTTCATAGCCTTTATCCGTTAGTGAAAAGAAAGCTACTGGTCTACCGTCTTTAGATATCTTAGCAACTTGCTCATCAAAATTCTCAGGTGTCAAAATCACCCATTTAACGTCACGCAGATTAATTTCATCTGCACGTGGTAAGACTAACTGCGGCTTCTCTACTGGCTTAGATGATATCTCAATTACCTGAGGCTTCGGGTTGCTTAGTAGACTGCAACCGCCCAGACTCAATATAATCATCGTAAAGCCAAGGGCATTCACTATTGAACGACTTCGCTGATTTTGCATTAGTCTCTTTCTCCGTTAGTTCTGCACCAGAAATCAATTCAAAGCAACGACCCGCTTTTGCTGATGCACCATTAATAACACGTTCTACCAAGCCTGGTTTGTTGGCTCCTAGAACACCTAGATCATGCTTAGATAACTTATCAGATAGAACTGAGTTCTGTTTACGAATGCTTGCAAACTTATCGTTTAGTTCGCTGTTCGTCTCCTGTATCTTAGCATAGTCTGCTTGTAAAGAGGTAATAGTCTCTTCGTTTGTTGCGACCGCTGTCTGTAGCTTTGCATTGTTCTCTGTCAAGATTGCAATGCGTTCTTGCGTGTCATTGTAATACCAATAACCGCCTGCTACCATTACTCCCATCACGATCACTAAAATACCTGCTAGTTTAAATCCCATCTTAACCTCAAAGTAATAGTTTATAATACAACATTATTTATACTATGACCAAAAGAGGTATACTTATCTCCAAACAGGTCTGCAAAAACATCATCAGGTCCAAACGTAGAGTATGTACCAACTCTATGTGAACCGTTGTAATCCCATATGGCACATGCAAAATCATCTACAGTAAACGCCCATGAGTTTTCAACCTTGTCTGGATCGTCATCATAATTGGGTTCAAAGCCAAGCACGTGATTAATGATTGATACATTAACGTCATGCAAGCTACCAGTGCGGTGAGATGATATATCTTCTCCATAGATATGTACCTTTCTAATCACTTACTTAGCATCCGAGAACATGTTATCCAACTATTCTCTTCTAAACAGTCAGACCATGTATGTACTACGTAGGCGACTGTACAGCCCGTTAAGAACAAGAACGCTAATAAATATACTATAGTCTTGAACATCAGAAGTTCTCAACTTGACCAGTTTCGAGATTTGTCATCTCAAGAATAACGAAGGGTGTCTTTAGAGACATGGTTACTTTACCAGCCCAATCACACGCATCACTCCAGTCAACAAACTTCATCTTTTCAGTAATGGTAAGACCTTCTGCTATACCACTTAAGACGTATTTTTGAAATTCAACTTTACACATATTATATCCTTTACTTTACCCACACGTGATAAAAACGTTTTGGAAGATTTTCACAACTGTAATTATCACCCTCTTCATAATTGAGAACTTTAACACACTCGTTTGTAGAGTGTGAGAACCATACATCAGGCAATGATGCGCTCACCAAGACAGCATAGGTAAACCCACTAGCCATAATGCCAGCCGCTAAAATTGCACCAAGAGTACTATAAAAATTCATATCGAAACTCCTTAAAGATACGCAGGGCCAGTCCACTGAACCCAAGACAAGTCGGTAAAGATGTTGCCACGTGCTTTGTTACGAGCAGGAGCATTCCAACCAGCGGCTTTCAAAATGTCGCCAGCTTTGAACATCTTATCATCGGCTTTCATAATGAAGCCCCAAACAGAACGGTTAGAGATAACTTTGATGTACTTACGACCTTCTTCGAAAGTCAGATTTTCGTTGAATTCGTTGATCATATTGACATTGATCTCACTCAACTCTTTAGTATAGTTACGTGAAGTCCATCTGTAATAGTCTTCTTTGATTGTTTTCATCAGGGTTGTCATCGCATCATTCATCATATTATCACTCTCTTTCATCAATTTATACATACATATTAACACTGATTCGTGGGATTGTCAAGGCTTTTTTTAATTTATTTTGGTCATTTCGTAATATTTTAACCCAGAATCCCACAGATCGTTTGCACATTCGTCAGTCTCAAAGCCATATTCACTAGCAAAATCTACAGAAGACGAAGCAAATACACTCTTAGCAAGCCCGTATTCTTGGATGAAATAGCAAATAGACTTTGCAGTACTCGCTTCAGCAACCATATGGTCACCGTCGAACATCTGAATCATGGCGTTGTCTGCTGAAATAAAATCGATCATATTTTTCACTTTCTCTTGATTACATACATAATGTAACACTGATTCGGATCAGTGTCAAGGGCTTTTATAGGTAAACATGGAGGTTTTCGTAAACTCCATTACCACCATCATACAGCGTTGACGCATCAATCAAATGCATCTCACCATCTGCCTCAACAGTGACCTCAAGGTCAGTGCCGTACTTAGCACGTACACTTGTGATAGTACCTAAGAAAGGTGTACCCCAATAATTACCAGTAACTTCTTTACCAGCGGCAGACCATACTGCTTCCATGAATAGTTTCATCTTACTCTCCTATAATGTTGTAGTCATAGTCTTGAAACACTGAACCGCAAGCTTATCTTCTAAGCGATAAGCCTCTTTCTCCCAAGGGGCATCAAGGTACGATACATCGTTATATGCTTTCTTCTTCCACATAGTGTTGCCGTTTACATTGCGTAACTCACGGCGTGCATACTGCTTCAAGTGTATCATTTCGTGGCAGATAGTGCTGATCAGATCGTAGAGACCCAAGCCCTTACGTAGTGTGATAGTGAACTCACGACCACGCTCATCTTCTTCCATGCAATACCCATAGGCATCACCCAGCTTTTTGAACTCAACAGTGATGTCGAGAGTTCTATGACGGGGTAGCATCTGCTTAAGACACCAGTTGACACACTCAAGAGCGATCTCTCGCTCTGCTTTCTTACCACCTAAAACGTCAATACAATTCATCAGCAACAGCCTTTATCTCAATTTATGTACATATTATACCATATCTGAGAGAATTGTCAAGGGTTTATACCAAAATAAACCAAAAAAGATTTCGTTTTAAATCAATGACTTACGTGTCTGCTAGTCTTTTTACGTGATTTCTGTGTATTTTACAGTTGATTATACCGTTATAATACTCGCTAGAGAGCAAGACATCCCTGTCAAACTGCTCCTTCGCTTCGAGATAAGACATCTCACCCTTTGACATACATAGGTGCAATATCTCTCTATGAAAGTTAGAAGCGCCCAGTGTTTCCACGAGCGCCTTTACCTCGTCTGAGGACCCGTAATAATCCATCCAATCACTCTCTTTAATGACTGTACGTTTACGGGTTTTACCTTTTAGTGGGGGAAGTTTTCGTTTAGACTTAAACAACTTCTTTCCAACATACTTCTTGCTACTACTCAATTCACTTATAACATATACAAAACCAACACAGTCTTCTATCATTTCACTAGTGAACTCAACGTTCTCATAATACCACATCTAATATTCCTTACATTAAAGGGACCAATGCAAGTATATAGATAATTCCAAAAGCCGTCATTAGAGCGCATTCAGCGCAGATTTCAATATCAAAGTTTACATACTTTTTAAGCTTCTTCATCAGTGTTTAATCCCAGTCCTCTTCGTAGGGTGCGTCCTCTTCAAAATCAGGTAGTTGTTCACCACATGATGGGCAGTACACTAACTCATCGTCTTCATTCTCAAATTCGATATGGAATTCAGTCTCACAGTACGGGCACTTTGCATCAAATTTATTGATCATGTTTTATTACCTTTAGTCCGCAATTATGAAGAAATTTTATCCCGTCTTCATTTCGGTATTCATTTTTGTAGTATACGTTGTGTATACCGCTAGTATATATAAGTTTCGCACACTCGACACATGGAGCATGAGTAATATATATTGAGGCGTGATCACCGCTCTCATTTGATCTAGCGAGTTTAGCAATAGCGTTTGCTTCTGCGTGTATTACTTCAGGTCTAGTTCTTGTTTCATAACCACCGTCTTCATACTGATACTCATCTTCGCATCTATTATCCCATCCACTAGGCATACCATTATATCCAATAGATATGATGCGATTATCTTTAACAACAATCGCACCTACTTGTAATCTCTTAGCTGTAGACAGAGAAGCGAACCTCTCTGCCGTATCCATGTAAGCATCATCCCACTTGTTCATATAGTTCTTTGTAACCTCCAATAGCAGTGCCATCGATTTTTACTTGCGGGAACGTTCTTGCGTTTGGAAACATCTCAATCAACTCATCACGTGTAAAGGCTTCGCCCAATTTATGATAAACATATTCTAAACCTTTAGTCTCACAAACTTGCTTTGCTCTATCACAAAAAGCGCAATTGTCTTTACCGTAAATTTCTATCACAGAGAGAACCCCTTAAATGTTTCTTTATCGACATCTTGCTTAGTACCACCACTCACATAGCTTGTGATTTCTGTCTCTTGTGGGGCTACTTGTACTTCTGCGCCACTAATCCATTTCTGTGTCCAAGGCAATGGGTTGCTCTTTACACTGTATGGTGATTTCAGATTAACATTGTTCATTCTGCGTGAACAGATAAACTCAATATAGTTTGACAATAGTTCTGTATTCAAACCAATCATAGAACCATCTTTGAACAGATATTGCGCCCACTGCTTTTCTTGATCTACAGCGTCTACAAACATTTGAATGCATTCAGCTTCAGTCTCTTCTGCGATAGTGATAAAGTCTGGGTCATCTTTCTTCAAAGTCTTTAGTAACATTTGAGTAGAAGCAAGGTGAAGGTTCTCATCACGTGCAATCAACTTAATGATCTTTGCGTTACCTTCCATCTTCTTCAATTCAGCGAATGCCCATGAACAAGCAAAAGATACGTAAAAGCGTACACCTTCAAGAATGTTTACGCTCATCAAAGTCAACCACAATAGCTTCTTCAACTCGTACAAATCGACAACAACTTTCTTGCCGTTGACTGTATGTGTGCCTACACCTAGTAAGTTATAGTATGCGCTAGTCTCAATCAAGTCATCATAGTACTTAGAGATGTCACCCGCACAATCCATGATCTCTGGAATATCCATCAACTCATCAAAGATTTTACTAGGGTTACTGTATACATTACGTATGATATGCGTGTAGGAGCGACTGTGGATCGTCTCAGAGAACGTCCAGGTCTGAATCCAGTTCTCTATCTCAGGTAAACTTACAATAGGGCTAAACGCTTCGACAGGCGCACGACCTTGTACACTGTCAAGTAAAATTTGACGTTTCAAGTTAGACGTAAAGATGTGTCTCTCATGCTCAGTCAAGCCTTTAAAGTCTTTTGCATCTTGATAGATATCGACCTCTTCTGGTCGCCAAAAGAACCCTAACTGTTTATCAGTAAGCTTATCGAAATTCTTATACTTCAACGTGTCATAGCGTTGAATTGTTGGACCACCAGTTGGGTCCAAGAATGCAGTTACCTTAGTATGATCTGCTTTGTTTGTGACATCAAATACGCTCATTCGTTTCCTCTTTTTTCTATGTTTAGCGACTCGTCCAAGATAACACATCCTGAACGAGTTGTCAAGTCTTTTAATTAGATTACGCAGGATTCGCAATCATCATCATCAACTACTGTTTGCTCTAATGGTTCACCCATCATCTTACTTACGTCAACTTCACCTTGACCATCGTATGTGTTGAAGTAGTACAATTGCTTTCCACCATACTTGTAAAACATTAATAGATGCTGTAGCATTGTACTCATTGGTATCTTCTCATCTTCTGAGAATGTTGGGTTGTAACTAGTATTGATACTGATACCTTGATCAATGTACTTCTGTAGTACAGCCATGATCTTTAGATAACCTTCTGGAGACTTCTGATCCCACAGTAAGTCGTACTTGTTCTTTAGTCTCTTGTACTCAGGAACAACTTGCTTCAATACACCATGCTTTGACTGCTTGACACTAATCAAAGATCGTGGTGGCTCAATACCATTTGTAGCGTTAGCAACTTGTGCTGAAGTCTCTGCTGGCATTAGTGCCATCAAGGTAGAGTTACGTATACCTGTTGCTTTCAGTTGCTTACGTAGACCTTTCCAATCTTGACGTTCTTTGTGCTTGACTAGCTCATCAACGTCTTTCTTGTAAGTCATGTTTGGTGTAATACCGTGACCATATTTAGTCTCAAGATTACCGCTTGGTGCGCCTTGCTCTACTGCTAAGTCTGCGCTTGCTTTGATCAAATAGTAAGACCATGCTTCTGCGTACTCATCAATCAACTCTAATCCTTCAGATGTGATGTCTTGATATGTCAGATCATTCTTTGCAAGCCAATATGCGAAGTTAATGATACCAACACCTAATGGTCTACGCTTGTCAGTTGACAGTTTAGCCGCTAGAATAGGATAGTTCTGATACGATAGTAATGCGTCTAACCCTCGTATTGCAAGGCGACACACACGCTCAAAATCGCCCGTAGACTTGATGTTGCCCCAATTAATAGCAGATAGTGTGCATAGGCTGATCTCACCATCGGGATCATTAATATCATTCAAAGGCTTTGTTGGTAGATCAATTTCTGCACACAAATTCGATTGACGAATAGGAGCAACGTCTGGCAAGAATGAACCATGATCATTTGCATTGTCTACGTTCTGTAGATAGATGCGACCTGTGTTCTTACGCTCTTCCATGAATGAGCCAAACAATTCAATCGCTTTGATAGATTTCTTACGTAGTCTTGTGTTACGCTCTGCACGTTCATACAGTTCTTTGAATTTGTCTTGATCTGCAAAGAATGCTTCATACAACCCAGGCACATCGTTAGGCGAGAACAGAGTGATATCACCACCGCTGATTAGTCTCTCATACATTAGTTTATTGAACTGTACACCATAGTCCATATGACGTACACGGTTCTCTTCAGTACCTTTGTTGTTCTTTAGTACTAGCATGTCTTCTACTTCAAGATGCCAAACTGGATAATAGATAGTCGCCGCACCACCACGTACACCGCCTTGTGAACAAGACTTAGTAGCAGATTGAAAGTGCTTATAGAAAGGAATGATACCTGTGTGAAATGCGTCACCCCTACGAATAGGTGAACCAATCGCACGAATGTTACCACCACCAATACCGATGCCTGCTTTCTGACTTACGTACTTAACAATACTTGATGCAGTAGCATTAATACTATCAAGACTGTCATCAGTCTCAATAAGGACGCACGAACTGAACTGTCGCTGAGGTGTGCGAACGCCAGCCATAACAGGAGTAGGCAAGCTAATATCGTGTAGAGAAACAGCATCATAATAATCTTTTACCCATGATAGTCTAGTGTCTTTTGGATAGTTCTGGAACAGAGTTGCGGCAATAAGCACATAACACATCTGAGGAGTTTCGAAGATTTCACCCGTCACACGATTTTGACAGAGGTACTTACCACGTAACTGTTCCATTGCAACATAGGTGAGTGCTTCATCACGATCATGCTTTACGAATGAATCAATCTTAGCCCACTCTTCGTCAGAGTATTGCTCAAGTAATTCAGCATCATAAAACCCACTCGCAATGTTACGCTCTACAAGTTCTTTAACAGAAAAGGGGGTATAGTCATTATAGACTTCTTTGCGCAATGCATAGTTGATCAATCGTCCACCAACAAACTGATAGTTTGGATTCTCATCATCAATCAAATCAGCAGACGCTTTAATAAGAGTTTCTTGTATCTCTTTACTTGTCATACCATTATAGAATTGAATCTGACTTTTAATCTCAACTTCACTAGGGCTTACGCCCGTAATATTATCACACGCATGAAAAACAACCTTGTGTAGTTTCTCAATGTCTAGCGGTTCCTTTGACCCATCTCTTTTTGTTACTTGTATCATCTTCGTTCCTATATCTATCAGTTAATGAATTGCTCACTCATTGGAAATATTGTATTGATTGCTTTACCAATTTCACGTGCTAATTCAATATGTTCTTTTTGCGTTCCATGCCCAGAGCGTAGTTCTATGTAGTGAATCCAGGAACGTATAGTTCCGTTCACATATAAGCGAGATACAGTGTTACCTTCTGGCAGTACTGCACGTGCTTGTTCTTTTGCGATGCCGTTGTCAATCGCCCAATCGTATGCTTCTTTAGCTCTAGCGATTACGGAGTTTTGATGCGCAACCCAAGCGGATTGAAGCACCTTGTCTTCAGTGTCAACAGAGTTTTGACGGTTCTTTGTATCTTGTAAACGTGCGTCACGTACAACAAAAGAGTTTTCCATATCTTGCGGATTTGCGTACCGCTGTGAAAACTCTTGAAAAGAGAACGATCTATGCCGCAGAAACTGCCTAGCAATATCACGTGTAGTCTCTACTTCCATTGTTACAGAAGCCATTTCAAAGGGTGACCAATGCTTCTCACGAATCAAGTAACCTAGTAACTTCTCGCTTGTTGCAGTGTTCATTTGGTTTGCGGGGTTTGATACTCGGGCGGCATATGCAATAAGGTCTTGCACATCATTAATACCGATAATATCTATTGGCTTAGTATAGCCGATCATTCTTACATTCATAAACATTTTCTCCAATAACTCATTTGTAATTTGCCCTCAAGACCAGAATAAGAATTCATGTCGATAATCATCTGAATATCAACTGCTTTAGTATCTGATAATATCATATCATTGATGTCTTTGTCAACCAAATTCGTAGGCCAGATGCAAACTTTATAGCCTTTATCTAGCACTCTTTCCATTCGCTCAACTATCTGAGCATTTCTTGGCTCGTTGTCAAAAACAAATATTGCATTATCTAAATTCTCAAGCCCAGAAGCATTAGCATCAGCGCCTGCCATGGCAACTGCATTGTCAAGAAATAGACTGTCTATTGGACCTTCTACTACATAGTACTTCTTGTTAAAGTCTACAGCATCAAGACCGAAGACTTTGGGCATAGTATCATCAAGCATAATCGTAATGTAACGTATGCTCTCAGCATCGAAGGCTCTGCCTTGGTAACCAAAGACATTGCCCTTTCTATCTATAAAGGGTAGCACCAATCGAGGCTTGACATATTTCTCGGGCAGTTTGCCTGGTATTAGAGAATTAGTCCATTCTTCAAAACGAGGTGCGTAGTATAATTTATATTGTTTGGATGCTGGGATCCTTCTTTTATCGACATAATTTTTAACTGGATGGGAATAATTTAGGCTAGATACTTTTTTAATTTTGAGTAGAGGGCTACCCTTCTTAGTAAACTTTGGTCTACTTTGAGTAAGAGTATCAAGCGGTTTGATCTTAGCTACTTCTCTTGTCTTGTAGCCTTTCTCTAGTGCAATATCTACTACATACTCATTGTATAGATTACTATCGACTTGCTTAAGAAAGTTACGTAGAGACAGAGATACACCACAGTTATGACAATAGTACAAGGCAGAGTTATCCTTCTCAAGAATCCACCCTCTTGCTTTACTTTTACTTTTTTGGGAGTCACCACAGATAGGGCATCTACAATTAGCCCTGTAAGGTGAGTTATCTTTTACTGCGAAACGTTCTAGTCTAGTAGACAGGATGCCTGAATACTTTAAATCCACAAGATTCATTATGTAATACTCCATAGTGTATTGAAACTGTTAATATCATTATACACATAACAGCACTAGTTGTCAAGACTCAACCTGAGAAAATTTTAATTATTCCGCCCATTTGTAAGATTGTAGCAATGATGAAACCGATAGCCCATGAGCCACCCATTACCCACCACTTCCAACGCTCAAGTATTGTAACACGTTTCTTAACTTCTTTCAACTCATCTGTCACTTCATTGCCCATTTTATCAAGCTTATTCATCACTTCACTGTGATTGCGGCGATGATGTTCTGCGCTTTCGTCTTTGGACTCAGTGATACGTCTGTGTAGAAGCTCAGTCTCTTTCTCTGCTAGACGCTTACGCTCTTCTACGTCATCTTGTAGAACAGAAAGGTTCTGCTCATGTACTGCTAGGATCTGTGATATGCCGCCCGTTGCATCAGCAATTTTATCGATAGCAGTATCCAAGCGCCCAAGCAATCCTTGTATATTCGCAACATCTGATTGTAATATTGCAACGTCTGTTTTCATACTATGAAATTCTTTTTCTGACATGATATCCCTCAGGTAACGTTAATGACATCACGCAACCTTTTCATGGGGGTCTTGCGCTTTGACTTATATTTTTTCATTTGCGCTTTTGTTAGTCCGGGTTCACCATCGTCCCCAACACCAATTCCTGCAACCGATCCAGAACCTGCAGAATTGACAGGTGCCGCACTCATAACTTCTTCGAACAATGCATCTAAATCTTGATTTTGACTTTCGTTAACAAACTCAAGATAAGGCATAAAACTTTCGACAATTTGATCTTCGTTCAACGATTCCAGATTACTTTCTTTGTTCTCCTTGATCAACCAAAGAGCGGCGGCGTATGTAGCAAGGCGAGATGACCCACCTGGTACTTTAGCTAACAGCTTCTTCAGTTTAGAAATCATCACATCGAATTTACCCCAAGCGTCACGCTCTTTGACAGTGCGAAGTTCTTTACGTTTCTTTAGAATGTTTCCGTCTTTATCAATAATACCTAACTCATAAGCATCCCACTTCTCGAATGGAGTAGCAAGTCGCTTGATAAATTGGTATACTAAAAATAAGTCAACAATCATTAGATTTTCCTAAGTTCTTCTATTATTACACTGTCCAGAGGTATGTCTGAACTAATGATTTTCTTTTCGCCGTATTCTATGACATCAGGCATATAGCCTAGCATAAAAGTAAACGGTGTCATATAACTATGATATTCTTCTAACTTCATAAAGAGCATCGGCGTAGCAGACGCTCCAAAGCAGTTGTAGATAACGATCAGATGATTTAGTATCAGTCTCTCCTTCAACTCACCAGTCTCTTCGTATCGTTTGAAGAGCCTCTTGAGGTATTGAAACCTTTTTAAATCATCATAGAATTCATCTACGCTTGCGGCTTTTTTCATGTCATAATGCTTTGCCGCATAAACCGTAAATGTATCTTCGTTTAATATCATAATATGTTCACCGTAATATATTGTAATTAGTTTGAGTGAGGAGCCGAAACCCCTCACTCGGTACACTGTTATTTAGTGTTTAGCTATCAGCTACTACTGCGTCTTCATCAGCAGTAACACCAGTAGTACCAGCATCGCCTGCTTGTACAGCAGTTCTAGTCATTGCTACTAAGTTCTCAACACGCTTGCGTCCAGTACCATACTCTTCGTATAGGTTCCAGCCAGTTGTTTTCAAACCCTTTGCTCTGTTAGCAGTAACACCAGCTTCTGTGATGTCAATGAAATAACATTTTGCATTTTCAGCAGTTGTCAGATATGTCGGAATAGCCGCATCAACGTCTGTATCTCCCCATAGTGCCATTTTACTTCTCCTTTTAGATTAATGGTTCTTATAATATATTATGAAATATACATATTCAGTTCGTATCGTCCTTCATCATAATATACTTGCATCTGTAATTTATTTTTTACAGATTTACCACTCTTCATCAGGTCGATTGTGTAAGAGTTGGTTTTGCCTCTACCTGGCTTACGTGGACCCATTGCAACCTTGCGATCCCAATCGTCTTCGTCCACTTCAAACCCACGCTTCTTTGATACATCAATTGCATGTTGTACCGCAGATGAGAAAGTTTTATGGTAGATTGTGTAGTCAGATTTTTTTGCTTCATCTAACTCTTCGTTCCTTTTAGACTTCTGGAATGCAGTGTACTCTTTACGCCTAGCTTTATCTTTGATGATATCTTTAGGTGATAGTTTAGAAGCCGCTTTACCTTGGTCCATGACTTTCTTACCAATCGGAGTAAGATTGCCTTTTTTGTCGTACATCTGATTGATCAGTTTTTTCTCAGCAGATGTCAACTCTTGTAAGCCTAAGCTATTAACATTCTCTTCACCTAACATCTTAGATGCTTGCTTGATACCTACAGTCTGAAATCTTCCACCTTCATCTGTGATGCGAAACGAAAACTTGCCGTTATCAAAGCCAACCATTACGTCATATTTCTTGTTGCCTTTGCCACGCATACCAGTTGCAGAGATAGAGCCTTTAGCTTTACCCTTGTTGATCTTAGGCGGTCGTGGAGCTTCGTTCAATGCTTTGTCTAGTATAGCTTCTTCTTTAAGTTGTGCCTTAAGCTTGTCGATCTTCTTCTGCATAGCAAACTTCTTCATCTTAACTGAAGAGGTATTACCAAAGAACGTCTTCATGTGCTTCTCAGCCTGATCGATCTGCTTTTGAATCTTAACTTTATCTACAGAGGCATTCATTGATCCGTAAGATTCAGTAATCTTCTTCTTAGCGAAAAAGTCTACCATATCCTGTGCAGTATCAAACGCTGTGCCTTCTGGTCGACTGTTCTTTTTGCCCTTCTGCATGTCTTTCCACGAAAGAAAGAATGCATCTGCGCCACGATCAAAGTCACCAGTCGCAATTGTTTTTCCTTTGAACGTGATACTAACAGAACCATTCTTAGTTACTGCTTTGTACTGTCCCTTGCCGCCATGAGCAAGAATTTGAGCGCCCTCTTCAAGGGCTTCGTTCTGTCTTTTTAGAACAGCAGAAACTTGTGGATGATCAGATAGACCTCTCTTAAGCTTATTGATTGCTCTGACTGCACCAGTCATATTGCCACCAGCGTATCTTTTGTCTGATGCAATACCGATTGCCATTTTGATGTCTTTAGGTGAAAACCCTTCATCAAGCCCCTCTAGTTCGGCAGATTCGTCTACAGAGGCATTAAGCTTTTTTGATTCAAGTGCTTTCGAGATAGCTTTTCTACGCTTATGTAGATACTCATCTGAACTATCTTCGTCACCATCGTTATCGATATCTTTGTCTTTACGATCATCAAACTTTTTCTTAACTGCTTTAGGCTGAACTTTATCCATACCTTCGCCATCGTCTGACTTGTCGTTAGAGTTGTCTTCTTGAACTTCTTCATAAGCCTCGCCACAATACTGAGCGTATAGTTCTTCGAACTTCTCTTCTGAGCAACCGTACTTCTCGCTTACCTTATTATACATTTCTGTCTTTGAGCATGAAGATGCGTGTAGCTTTTTCATTTCGCCTACGCAAGACTTCTCGTCCATGTATGCTTCTGCTACAGCCTTGTCGCCTTTACGTACTGGCGCTTTCTTAGCGGAGCCGTCAGCTTTAACTTCTTCTTCACCAGAAATATCAGCGGGCTTAACATCGCCTTCTGCATGATCAGCAGGGCGTGATGCTTTTTCTTCTACGTGCTGAAGCTTGTTGATAGACTTAGTAATGCTATCTGCCATTCCTTCAGCCAATGGCTTAATCTCTTTCTTGAACATTGTCTTCTCCGAGTTAAATGTTATCTGTTGTATTTATTAGTTATCTACTTTAGCGCCTGCACGCCACTGATAGCATGACCAGTATTTTGCTTTCCACTTAGGACCTGGATTGTCACACCCATGTCTTGCTCTGAAACTTTTTCTTGCACCAGCGTCATCTCTTTTGATCGACATCTTGGGGTCACCGAAACGAACTACAACAACGTTGCCTTGATCGTTCTTAACATATACTTTAAATTTCTTATTAGGGTTTTCTGATGTACGTATCGGGTCATTCAGATTGACTTTCTTCCCTTGATACTCAGCGGCTTCTACAACCATATCTTCATAAATGTTACACTCTTCACAGACTGTATCTATATGTGTTGCCCTATGTCCTTTAAATGAATTCATCATTGTGCGTCCCAAAACGTTTTATCTAATTCACCAACTCCAGCAGGAAGAGTAGTCTTTCTGCATTTGATGTATGTCTGTCTTGCATTACCACCAGGCAAAGTGAATGTTCTAACGCCACCGCTAATAGTACCAGGTGTGTCAGAGTATGTGTCTGAGGCTGTCGCCGCATTATCATATTCCCACTGAGTGTTATTTGGTACTGTTACCCAAGCCATTATTCTTCACCGTCCTTGTTCATCATGTAACGATGAGAAGAGTTTAGATAGTCAGCCGCTTTAGTGATTTTGTTCTGTACCCATTCAGGCAAGTTATCATCATCACCGAACATCTTAATCATATGCTCTGCGTCTGCAAGAATACCTTTTAGTTGAGTCTTAGCCATACGACCTTCTTGATCGTACTCACCAGCGTCTTTTGCTTCATGCATGAAACTCTTTAAACTTCTCATCGTTCTAGTCCTTATCTTATCCGAACATTTTCTTTAATGTAGCGGGACCAACAACACCATCAGCAGTCAAGCCTTTTGATGCTTGCCATTGCTTGATAGCACGTTTAGTACCACGACCAAAGATACCGTCTGAGCCGATACCTAAAAACTCTTGTACTGCTTTCACTGTGTCGCCAGTAGAACCAACGTTCAGTACAGCAGTCATATCAACACCTGAAGATGCTTTCTTAGCTTTCTTTGGTGCAGGTGCTACTTCACCGCCGAGAATAGCAAGTGCTTTTTCCCAACGTGCAGTTCTATCTTCTAGTCCAATAGTACCACCATTAATCTTCTTGGTCATCTTAACGATATCGCCTGCATCAGCAATCTTGTTTAGTTTCGCTGTGTTCCAGAACCAGCAAGCACTCTCTACAGCACCCTTTTCAGTTGCTACGTACTCTTGTGCTTCTTCGGCTGTCAAGTCTACTGTTTTTCCGAATGCTGTATAGTTATTTCTGCCTGTAAGTTGCTTAAGGCCACGGCCCCTAAATCGCCACCCATCACCATCGTTGGTATTCCCCATAGCACCACGTTTTGTGCGGAATTCATCTTGGTAAACATAGTTTGCAATCTTTTCAGGATTACGTGCATATTCTGCGGCATCTCTTTTACCTTTTCCGAAATAGCGACCGAACACTGCGTTCAGTGCTTTTTCACTGTAGTTTAAGTTCTCTTCAAGTGACTTGAAGTTATTTGATTCGTGGGCGCACTGAGCAATGAAACCAGCAATACGATTAGGCGTATTGATTTCATACTTGGGCATAATCTCTGCAAGAGCATCGAACCATTCATCGCTCTTAGGATTGTTACCGATCATTGCACTTAGCATTTCTTTTGTTAGTGGAAAGGACATTTTATATTCACCTTATGTTTGATTTATATTCTTGTTAAAAGTTTTTGGAAACTGATTAATAGCATCCAACAGTTCTTTAGCTTTGACACTTGCTTGCATGATAGAGATATCTCCACCTACATTCACAGCACCTAGCCATCTGTGATGTCCATCGATAACGAATCCATCACTGCTTACGATAATTGGCTTTGCTTGCGCCAACGTCTTGTACTTAGCAACTGCTTGGGTAATCTTATCTACATTAAAGTTACTTTGTGTTGCTTTCAAATCTTTCGCTTTTACTTTGCGCTTAGTCATACTTATCTTTTTCTTTTTGAGAAAAGATACTAGTTCATCATAGTCCTTAGACTTGACTTGTGGCATCTTGTCACGTGGAATACCCAGTGTCTTCTTGGAGTCTGGATACTCTACTTTGAACTCTCGTATGTATGACTTGAAACGCATTAGTACTTTACTACCTTATCAGGTGTCTTAAAGTCTTTCTTACGCATGATTGTTTTGTTGACAACTTCAAACTCTTCTTTGTTCTTGTCATAGTTGATAACTACAGGCAAGTTCAAGTCTGCTTGAATGTCTTTCAATACTGCTTCGGAATCACCAAGTTGCTTGATATCTTTTGCTTTGTTCTTAGCAACCTTCTTGAAGAAACGTTGTAGTTCAGGAATAGTGATCTTTGGCTTGTTTCTGTCATCGTTCATACGATCTGCAAAGTGTCTTGTAAACTCTACGTCTACACCAAACTTGTCTAGTAGTCTATCAGCAAACTTCTCAAGGTCACTCAGTTGCTTCTGTGTAACGTCTTCGTTGATA